TGCTTGAGCACGACCGGGACGGCGCGCTGATCTGGCTCGAGTACCTGCTGTCCACGGCGCGGCAGGTCGGTAAGTCGGTCGAGGTGCGCGCTGGCGCGACGTGGCGGATGCACCAGGCTGACCGGTTCGGGGAGCCGCAGTTGGTGCTGCACACGGCGCGGGATCTCGCGATCGCGCGTGACGTGCAGACCCCGACGCGGGTATGGGCGCGGCGGCGGGGCTACTTCGTGCGTGAGGTGAACGGCGCCCAGGAGGTCGCGACGCCGCCGGACGATGACGATGAGCGCTCGCGGTGGATCATCCGTGCGGTCAAGTCCGCATACGGCTACCCGTCCTCGATAGGGATCGTGGACGAGGCGTGGGGCATCCCCGCTGACGTGGTGGATGACGGGATCGAGCCGACGCAGGCGGACAAGACACAGCCGCAGATGTGGCTGTTGTCGACGGCGCACCGGCGGGCTACGTCGCTGTTCCCGTCGCGGCGCGCGGCCGCGCTGAAACGGCTAACCGATCCGTCGACGTCGCTGCTGATCGAATGGTCGGCCCGGGCGGATGCCGAGCTCGAGGACCGGGAGGCGTGGCGGGCGGCGTCGCCGCATTGGTCGCCCGGGCGGGAGCGGCTGCTCGAGGCGAAGCTGGAGCGGGTCCGCTCCGGGGTGTCGATCGATCCGGATGAGCCGGATCCGGTGGAGTCGTTCAAGGCGCAGTACCTGAACATCTGGCCGGTGCAGCCGGCGGTGCCGGCCGGGGTGGCGGTGCCGTTGGTGGACGGGCAGGCGTGGGCGGCTGCCGCCGACTTGCGGATGCCGCTGCCGGCCGGGCCGGTGGTGCTCGGGCTCGATGACTGGGGCGGGGTGGGGGCGGCCGGTGTTGTTGCGGCTCGGCTGCCGGATGGGCGGGTGCTGCTGGTCGGGCAGTGCTTCGAGACCAGGGCGCGGGCGGCGGCGTGGGTGGCGTGGCACCGCTCGGCGCATGCCGGGTCGCGGGTGTTGGTCGGTGGGCAGTTGGTGCGTGACGCGTCGGTCGCGGCCCTCGGCGAGGTCGAGAAGATGTCAGGTCCGCACACGTCGGCGGGGCTGCCGAAGTTGCGGGAGCTGCTGACGGCGGGCCGGTTGGTGCATGACGGCGGTCGGGATCTGGCCGCGCAGGTCGGTGCGGCGCGGGTGGTGACGTCGCGGGCTGGTGGGCTGCTGCTCTCACCGAGGTCGGGCCGCAGCGATGTGGTGCGGTGCGCGGCGTGGGCGGTGGCGGCGGCGGCGGAACTGCCGGCGGCCGCGGCGGCGAAGTTCAAGATCCTCTAGCAGAAGGGGAGGCGCGTTGATGACGGTGGCGGTGGTGACGCGGCCGCGGCGGCGGGTGGCCGGGCGGAGTGTGCCGGGTGGGCCGGTGACGGCGGGGCAGTCGTCGCGGATCGTGTTCCCGCCGGCCGGTGGCGGTGTCGGCCTGGACTGGGGTTTCGGGCCGGTGGTGTGGGACGCGTGGTCGGCGCGGCGCATCCCGGCGGTGGGCCGCGCCCTGGACGTGTATGCGGGCATGTTGAAGCAGGCGCCGCTGGACGCGTGGCGCGGTGTGGACGCGTTGCCGCGGCCGCGCCTGTTGGACCGGCCGGACCCGGACAACGCCCGGTCGTGGTTCGTGCAGGTGAACGTGGAGGACTACCTGCTCAACGGGAACGCGATCAGCGTGGTGACCGCGCGGGACGCGACCGGCTGGCCGGCGACCACGTCCTGGGTGCCGGCGCAGTGGTGTTACGTGCAGTGGGCGCCGGGGCAGCCGGTCACCTACTGGGCGGGTGGGAAACAGCTGCCGACCCGCGACGTGGTGCACGTGAAACGGGGCGCGGACCGGTTCTACCCGGTGCGTGGTGTCGGTGTCGTCGAGCAGTACCTGGCCTCGCTGGACCGGGTGGCGCGGGAGGAGGAGTACGAGCGGTCCGCGTTGTCGTCCGGGGCGGTGCCGTCGGTGGCGGTGATCGCGCCGAACCCGCTGCTGGGCGATGACGAGGTGAGCGAGGCGAAAGCGTCCTGGCTGGAGAAGTTCGGCGGGGGGAAGCGGGAGCCGGCGATCCTGCCGGGCGGCACCCAGGTGATCCCGCTGGGCTGGTCCCCGTCGGACAACCAGATGATCGAGGCGCGGAAGATGTCGCTGACCGACGTGGCGAACATTTTCAACCTGGACGGGTACTGGCTGGGCGCGCCGGCCGGGTCGATGACCTACCGGTCACCCGGGCCGATGTACCTGAACCTGCTGCGCACCAGCGTGGAACCGGTGGCGGTCGACTTCGAGGACGTGTGGTCGGATGCGTGGCTGCCGCGGGGGCAGCGGGTCCGGTTCGACCGGCAGATGCTGCTGCGTGACGACATGTCGACGACCGCGTCCACGCTGTCGACGCTGACCGCGGGGGCGCAGGTGATGAGCGTGACGGAGGCGCGGCAGTACCTGGCGCTGCCGCTCGCGGACGGTGACATGGCCTCGGTCGCGTCGCCGGTGGACACGGTGGACGCGCCGGCCGGCGCGCTGGAAGGAGACTGACGATGGCCAACCTGGGGCTGACCGCGCCGGAGGTGCGGACGTTCGCCGCGCTCGAGCTGCGGGCGCAGAAGACACCGGCCGGCGCGTACACGGAGCTGACCGGCCGCGCCGTCCCCTACGCGGAGTGGGCGAACGTCGGCTGGTACGCCGAGCAGTGGCAGCAGGGCGCGCTGGACAAGTCCATCGAGGAGGCGGCGCGGGCGTTGCCGCTGCTGATGTTCCACGACAACCAGACCTGGCCGGTGGGCGCGGCCGCGGAGTGGGATTCCAACGGCAAGGGGCTGGACGGCCGCTGGTCGCTCGACGACTCGGAGGAGGCGCAGCGGGCCGCGGACCTGGCCGACAAGGGGATGCTGACCGGCATGTCGATCGGGTTCGTGCCGTTGCGCGCGTCGTGGGAGTTCGTCGACGACTGGGACCCGTCGCTGGGGTTGGAGCACATGGACAAGTGCACCCGGGAGGAGGCGCGGCTCGTCGAGGTCAGCTTGACGCCGACGCCGGCCTACGCGGGTGCGGTGGTGGACCTGGTCCGCTCCGGTGACCGGGGCCGGCCGCGGGCCGAACGCGCCTCCCGGGAGGTCGCCGCGTGGCGTGCCTTCCTGGACACGGTCCGCACTCCGGTCTAACCTGCCGAGCTAGCAAGACCTCCACGCCGGAGCCAACGCCGACCACGCCGGAGTCTCTGCACCCGCTTCGGGTGTAAGCCACCACCTGGCCGGCCGCGCGCCACCACCTGGGGGATGACAGCCCGCACACCTGTGCGGGTGGTGTTCCACGTCATCCGAACGGTGGTGTGCTGTGAATCCAGTCTTGGCCCGTCTGCTCGCCGAGCGTGCGCAGCAGGTGGAGTTCATCGACCAGTTGCTGGCCCGGGTCGAGGCCGAGCATCGGGACCTGGTCGACGCGGAGCGGGCGAACCTCGAGGCGGCGCGGCAGCGGATCGCCGAGCTCGACGCGCAGATCGCGCCGTTGCAGGAGTTCGAGACGCTGCGCGGCCAGCATCAGCAGACCGCGGCGGACGTGCTGAACCCGCCGGCCCGCGACACCAGCGACACGGGCGGCGACGCCGGCCGGCGGAGCCTCGGTGACGATCAGCGGCCGTTCGCCTACCGGTCCGCCGGCGCGTTCCTGGTCGACCTGCTCCGCTCCCGCGGGCTGATGACCGACCAGCGGGGACGCCGGCTCGGCCCGGACGCGGACGCCGCGGCACGGGTCAACCGGGCGGTGGACAACCAGACCACCGCGGACACGCCGGGTCTGCTGCCCACCCCGATCGTCGGGCAGGTGGTCAACCTGATCGACGCGTCCCGCCCGTTCATCACCAGCCTGGGCGGGGCGAAGCCGATGGGCGGCATCCCCGGGAAGAACTTCGAACGGCCGAAGATCACCCAGCATGCGAAGAGCGGGAAGCAGACCGCGGAGAAGTCGCAGCTGCCCAGCCAGAAGATGACGATCGACCCGCTGCTGTTCTCCAAGGAGACGCATGGCGGCACCGTCGACGTGTCCCGCCAGGACATCGACTGGACCAGCCCGGCCGCGTGGGACATCCTCGTGCAGGACCTGGCCGACGTGTACGCGCTGGACACCGAGTCCACCGCCGCCGCCGCGTTCGCCGCGTCCGTGGTCACGAACACGACCGCGGTCGCGACGGCGGACCTGGCCGGGTGGGCGGCCGCGCTGTACGCCGCCGCCGGGCAGTGCTACGCCGGCGGGAACCGGCTCCCGGACCGGCTGTGGTGCTCGGTGGACATGTGGGGCGCGATGGGCCCGCTCGTCGACACGGCGCGGCTGGTGTTCCCGAACAACGTCAACAGCTCCGAGAGCGCCGGGTCGAGCTCGCTCACCGACTTCGGCGGGTACGTGCTGGACCTGCCGCGGATCGTGGTGCCGTCCTTCCCGACCGGCACGATGATCATCGGCCCGTCGGTGTTCTACGAGGTGTACGAAGAGACGATCGGGCTGCTGTCCGTGGTCGAGCCGTCCATCCTCGGTGTCGAGGTCGCCTACGGCGGTTACATCGCCTACGGCAACCTCGAGGAGAAGGCGTTCGCGAAGATCACCGGCCCGGCCGTCACGCCCTAAGCCCGGTCGATGACCGTCACCGTCACCCTCGAGCAGGCGCGGGCGTGGATCCAGGTGCCCGCGACGCTGCTGCCCGACGACCAGCTGCAGGTGCTGCTAGACGGGGAAACCGCGGCGCAGGCCAAGCAGTGCCGCGTCGACCCGCTGGTCGAGCAGTACGAGCTGAACGAGGCGCTGCTGCGCCGGGTGGCGCGGGCCGCGGCGGCGAAGGACGTGCCGCTCGGCCTGGTCGGGGAGGGCGAGTACGGCGGGATCAGCCTGCCGAACTACGACGCGGAGATCGGCCGGCTCGAGGGGCCGTGGCGGAAGTTTGTGTTCGCATGAGCAGCTCGAGCGAGATCCGCGACGCGATCGTCACCGCGCTGGGGAAGGTCGACGGGATCAGCGCGTACCGCACCGTGCCGCAGGTGGTCGCGCCCGGCGCGGCGTGGCCGGTCCGCTACCAGGTCACCGGGTGGCGTAACGCGTGCGTGGTCGGCATGCAGTGGTTCGTGCTGGTCGCGTTGCCCAGCATCGACCGGGCCGAGACCGTCGACGCCGGCGACACGCTGCTCGACGACGTGGCCGAGACGCTGTGGCATGTCGGGCAGATCAGCAACGTCACCGACTGGTCCTGGCCGGTCGCGGCCGGGTCGGTGCCGGCGCTGCGGTTCACGTTGAACATCACCACCTAACGGGAAGGGGGGCCGTGATGGCTCCGAAGGTTGCCAAGCTCGGGCCGGGCACGCTCACCCTCGGTGACACGGCCACGTCGATGGACGTGTCCTGCCAGCTGGTCAACGGTGTCGTCGCCTGGGACAACGACACCGGTGATGACATCACCGTGCTATGCGGGGACAAGGTCCCCGGGTCCCGCACCTACACGTCGACGTTCTCCGGCACGTTCCTGGAGGACATCGCCGACGAGACCGGGCTGGTCGCGTACACGTGGACGAACAAGGGCACGCAGGTGCCGTTCGAGTACGTGCCGACCACCGACGTCGGGGCGAAATGCACCGGCACGCTGATCATCGACCCGCTCGACTTCGGCTCCACCGACGATTACGGGTCGCCGATGCAGTCGGACTTCGAGTGGGACATCGTCGGCGACCCGGTGCTGTCCTGGGGTGCTGGCGGTGCGGCGGCGCAGCAGGCGGCGCAGCCTGACACGGGCAGCGCGGACCAGTCGGCGGATCAGACGGCCGCGGCGGGGGTCTGAGTGGCGGCGAAGGTCGAGCTGGAGCTGGTCGGTGCGGCCACGTTGGAGGCGACGCTGCGCCACGCCATGGACGAGCTCGGCGACCTGGACCAGGCGCAGGCTGAGGCGGGGCGGATCATCGCCGGGCGGGCGGCGGCGGACGCGCCGCGGCTGACCGGCGCGCTGGCCGCGTCGGTGCAGGCTGCGTCGGAGCCGGGGCAGGCGGTCATCTCCTCGGACCTGCCCTACGCCGCGGTGCAGAACTACGGATACCCGCCGCATCACATCCGGGCGACCCTGTTCCTCACCAACGCCGGCACCGACACCGAGACGCAGTGGCTGCCCCGCTACGACGAGCAGGTGCAGCAGATCGTGGACGGGGTGCGCGGTGCCTAACGTCAAACGCCATCTGCGGCTGGTCGTGAACGGCGCGAAGTTCGAGATCGAAACCAACGCGTTGGACCTGGTGCACGCCGACCGGGCCGGGCAGCCGGAAGCCACCCTCGGCCTGCGGACCGCGCACCAGGCGTGTCTGCGGCTCGACGTGGACGTGCCGAAACGGTTCGACGCGTTCCTGGAGCAGCTCGAGGTGATGGACGACCTCGACGAGGAGGACGGCGGGGGCGGGGACGGGTCGCTGGACCCTACGAGGCCGGCGGACTAGGAGATCTCGCGGTGGTCATGGCGGTGGAGACGGGTGTGCCGCACACGGTGTGGCTGGATGACACCCGCGCGCTGATGACCGCGGTCCGCTATGTGAAGCAGCGCAACTCGCGGCGGCGGTGAACCGGTGTCCGCGGTCCTGAAACTCGCGATCGTCGCCACCGCCGCGAAGGCGGTGTCCGCGCTCGGGCAGGTCAACTCGGCCACGTCGAAGACCGCGTCCGGGGTGTCGTCGGCCGGGTCGAAGATGGGGGCGATGGCCAAGGATGCGGCCGCGTTGGCCGGCGGTGCCGCGCTCGGCGGGGTGGTCGCCGTCCTGAAAACCGGGATCAGTGAGCAGTCGGACTATCTGTCCGGGCAGGCGCAGCTGGCGAACGGGTTGAAAACCACCGGCAACGCGGCGAACACGTCGGTGAAGGGCATGGAGAACCTGGCCTCGTCGATCCAGGGCTACTCCGGGCAGACCGACGACAGCATTGTCGCGTCGGAGAAGCTGCTGCTGACGTTCACGAACATCACCAACGCCGGCGGCAAGGCCGGCGGCATGTTCGACCAGGCCACCAAGATGACCGCGGACATGGCCGCGAAGATGGGCGGCGACGCCAGCAAGTACGCCGTGCAGCTCGGGAAGGCGCTCAACGACCCGGTGAAGGGGATCACCTCGCTCACCCGGGTCGGGGTGTCGTTCTCCGACCAGCAGAAGAACCAGATCAAGGCGATGGTGAAGTCCGGGAACGTGGCCGGCGCGCAGGGCATCATCATGAAGGAGCTGGGGAAGGAGTTCGGCGGCTCGGCGAAAGCGGCCGGGCAGACCCTGCCGGGCCAGTTGGCCAGGGCGAAACGGTCCTTCGAGGACATGGCGCAGTCCATCGGCGCCGCGCTGATGCCGGTGTTGCAGACGCTGGTGCAGGCGATCGGGCCGACGCTGCGGGCGGTGATGGGTGCGCTCGGCCCGGTCATCGCCGCCCTGGCGAAGGCGCTTGGCCCGGTGCTGGGCGCGGTGGTGAAGGCGCTCGTGCCGGTGATTCAGAAGCTGGCGCCGATCATCGGGCAGATCCTGGTGGCCGCGGTGGGCGCGTTGGCGCCGTTGCTGGCGAAACTGGCGCCATTGTTCCTGCAGATCGTCGGGGTCATCTCCTCGCTGCTGATGCCGATCCTCAAAGCCCTGTCACCGATCTTCCCGGTGATCACCGCCGCGTTCGGCACGATCATCAGCGCGCTGCAACCGGTGATCGCGATCATCGCCGAGTTGGCGGGGATCATCGGCAACGTCCTCGCCCAGGTGTTGAAAGCGTTGGCGCCGCTGCTGCCGCCGATCGCGCAACTGTTCGCCACCGTCATCAAGGCGATCACGCCGCTGCTGCCGATCGTGGTGCTGGCCGCGCGGCTGCTCGGCGTCGTCCTGGTCGCCGCGGTCAAGGCGATCGTCCCGGTCATCAACATCATGGTGCGGGTGATGACCTGGTGGTACGGGATGATCTCCTCGATCGTGAAGGCCGCCGTGTCCGCGGTGGTGTCCGCGGTGCAGGCGATCGGCCGCTGGTTCAAATCCGTGGCCGGCGCCATCGGATCCGCCCTGTCCGGGGTGGCGGACGCCATCTACAAGCCGTTCAAGACCGCGTGGGACTGGATCTACAAGTGGGTGGTCACGCCGATCCGGAAGATGTTCGACGGGATCGTGACCGCCATCACCACCGCCCTGACGGGGGTGAAGGACGCGATCACGAAACCGTTCAAAGAGGCGTGGGACTTCATCAAGACCTACGTGGTCGACCCGATCAAGACCGCGTGGAACGGGGTCGCGAACACCCTCAACGCGGTGAAGATCTCCGTGCACATCCCGTCGAACGCGGTCACGAAGTTCCTGCACATCGCCGGCAAGGGGTTCGACTTCTCCCTGCCGCACATCCCGACCCTCGCCCATGGTGGCGTCGTCGACCAGGCCACGCTCGCGCTGATCGGTGAAGGCCGGCACCGGGAGGTCGTCGCCCCGGAACCGATGCTGCGGCAGCTGATGCGCGAGGAGCTCGGCGCGGCCGGGAACATCGTGATCACCGTCAACGGCGCGCTCGACCCGGACGCGGTGGGCCGCCAGATCGACCAGATCATGACCCGCTACCAGCGGCGCCGCGCCGGCGTCACCCGCACGGCGGTGCCCGCATGACCGGCCCGG